TTGNGCCTGACGCTGTTTCGCTGATGGACAAGGCAATCGCAGAGATCAAAAGACTTCGCGCAGAAAACAGCACCCTCACCGCCGAGCGCGACGAGGCGAGGCAGGAAGCGGATGAATACTGCCGAGAGTTGCGGGATCACGGTGGAGCTCTTGGTCAATTTCAAAGGGAGGGCGAATGAGCGAGTACCACCAGGACGGCATGACCCTGAAGGACTCCGGTTCCCGCCAGACCTGGGACACGGGTAGCCGTCGGGACACCCGAGACGGCAAGGGTAGGTTCGACCTCCTCCCGTGGGACGTCGTCTGGGCTGACGCGAAGTACATCGAGCTCGGTGCGAAGAAGTACGGGGACAGGAATTGGGAGAAGGGTCAGCCGCTCTCCCGCTACCTCGACTCGGCCTGCCGTCACCTTGCGAAGTACATGGCAGGGCACCGGGACGAGCCTCACCTCCTTGCCTGCCGGTGGAACCTCGCTGCCTACCTGTGGACCATCGACCGCATCAAGGAGGGAGTCCTGCCGAGCGTCCTGGACGACACGGGGGAGTGCGGTGCACCTATGGAACGTGATGAAGACAAATGACGACATGCCGATGATCCACCCCGCTCTGGTGGATGCCCTGAAGAAGCGTTTCCCGGTCCCCGTCCCTCGCCTTGAGGACGGGGATCGTCATATCTGGCACCGGCTCGGAGCGTGGTCCGTCGTCCAGTTCATCGAGAGAGCAGTCAAGGAACAGCAGGAGAACCCCGACCGTGTGCAGCGCGAACATCCCGACTCCTAAGCCGCCTCCGCCCCCGCCCCCGGCCCCGACCAAGATGGCCGAGGAGGTCGCTCCCACGGTCGCGGCGCGGAAGAAGCGCAAGGCAGGCGGATACGGGGTTGACCTCCTGACCATCCCGATGGCATCCGACGGGATGAAGTCGGGGGCACAGATCCCGGGAACCTGACATGGAATCAGCCAAGAGCCTGTGGATGAAGCTGGATGCCGGCAAGTCGTCCTACGTCAACCGAGCCCGTGAGTGCGCGAAGCTGACGCTTCCGTTCACCTACCCGCCTGCCGGTACTGGCCCGGTGTCGGCCCTGCCGACTCCCTACAACAGCCTGGGTGCGCGGGGCGTGAACAACCTCGCGGCGAAGCTCCTGCTCTCGCTGCTTCCCCCGAACACCCCGTTCTTCCGGTTCACGATGAGCCGGGAGATCGTCAGGCAGGCCCGTTCCGAGGCGATGCTCGGGGAGCTCGACTACGCCTTCTCCGAGATGGAGAAGGAGATCATGGACGAGATCGAGGGGATGCAGACCCGCCCGATCATGTACGAGGCGATGCGTCACCTCCTCATCTCCGGCAACGGGCTGCTCGAGCTGACGGGGCAGGGCAAGTGGCGGTTCCGCGGCATTGAGAACTACTCGGTCGAGCGGGACGCCTCCGACAACATCCTCCACATCGTCACCAAGGAGACCGCGGCGAAGGACGCCCTCCCCGAGGAGATCCGTGCGCTTGCCTACATGGAGCACGGCGACGGTGCCTGGGAGATCGACGTCTTCACGGTGGTCTGCCGTCGGGAGAAGAACTACGAGTCGTGGCAGGAAGCCTGCGGCGTCGAGGTTCCCGGGTCCCGGACGACCTACGGCCTCGACGAGCTCCCGTACCTCGTCCTGCGGTGGAACCGCGTGGCGAACGAGGACTACGGCCGCGGACTTGTCGAGGAGTACCTCGGCGACCTGATCTCGCTCGAGGCCCTCACCCGGAGCATCGTGGAGGCAAGCCTCGCGGCCTCCCGGATCCTGTTCCTGGTGAACCCCAACGGCCTCACCTCCTCCCGGACGTTGCAGGATGCGCCCAACGGCGCGATCCGCGAGGGGAACCCGGAGGACGTCGGCGTCCTTCAGGTTCAGAAGTACAACGACTTCCGGGTCGCCCTCGAGACCATGAACGGGATCAAGGAGCGGCTCGGTCATGCCTTCCTCCTGAACACCGCGGTGCAGCGCAGCGGTGAGCGAGTGACCGCCACCGAGGTCCGGGCGATGATCGCCGAGCTCGAGGCTTCTCTCGGCGGCGTCTTCGCCACCCTCAGCGAGGAGCTGAGCACCCCCCTGGTCACCCTGGTCATGGGCCAGATGCTCCGCCGCCGCAAGCTGCGGAAGATGCCCAAGGGGATGGTCCGTCCGATCATCGTCACCGGGCTCGACGCGCTCGGTCGCGGACAGGACCTCCAGAAGCTCGACATCTTCCTCGCCGGCGTCCGGGATGCCCTCGGTCCGCAGGCGGTGGCGCAGTACCTCAACGTGCAGGGCTACCTGACGCGACGTGCATCGAGCCTCGGGCTCGACCTGAACGGCCTCGTCAAGAGCCAGGAGCAGTTGCAGGCGGAGATGCAGCAGTCGCAGCAGCAGTCCATGATGGAGCGGCTCGGTCCCTCGGTGATCCAGGGCGGAGCCAAGTTGATCGGGCAGCAGATGCCCCAAGGACAAGGAGAAATGACAGTTGGCTGAGAGCACCCCGGCGTTCCCTAACGATCCCTCAGTCGGTCCCAACGACGCGGCCTATGCCGCCCGTGCGGAGACCGCAGCCCAGCAGGCGGCGAAGGCCCAAGAGCCTGCGGGTGACTTCGACATCGCGGTCGCACAGGCTCCCTCGGAGTCTCCGACTGCCCCGGAGTCACCCGCCCCGCTTGCGGGGAAGTTCAAGGATGCCGCCGAGCTGGAGAAGGCGTACCTGGAGTTGCAGAAGAAGCTCGGCGACAAGCCGGCGACCGAGGCTCCCGCCCCCGAGGGGCTGATCGGAACCGAGGCTCTCGCCGGGTTCGTCGAGGAGTACCGCGGCAACGGGACCCTCTCCGAGGACTCCTACGGGAAGCTCCAGAAGCTCGGCCTCAGCAAGTCGGTCGTGGATGCCTACATCGAGGGGCAGAAGGCCGTGGTCGAGCGTCAGGCCGAGTCGGTCTACGCAAGCGTCGGCGGCAAGGAGGCTTTCTCCGAGATCCTCGCTTGGGCGGCCACCGGGCTCCCCGCGGAGGACCGTGAGGCGTTCAACGGGATCATGGCATCAGGCGACCTCAAGGCCGCCTCGTTCGCCGTCCGCAACCTCGCTGCACGTTTCTCGCAGGAGAACGGAAAGCCGAGCCGCATCGAGGGCAAGGCCGTCGCCACCCCTTCGGGATTCCGGAGCAAGGCGGAGATGATCGCGGCGATGACCGATCCCCGGTACCAGCGGGACTCCGCGTACCGGCAGGAGGTGTCCAGGAAGATGGCCTCCTCCCAATTCGTTGACGGATGATGCTCCTGCGATCCGCCCTGCTGATACTCGCTCTCTGCGGGTGCAACCCGGTGCAGCGGATCGCGGTGTCATCGAACGAGATCCGGACCGAGGCTCAGGCACTCGTCAAGCACGGGATGGAGCGAGGCGACGGCGAGGTCGTCACCCGTGCAGGCCGCATCGACGGGCTTGCCGCGGGGATCCACAAGGAACTCCCGAACGTCGAGAACAAGACTCCCGAGTGGCTCACGCTGCTCGAGTGGGGGGCAATCGCCGCGGTGCTCGTCGCCGTGGCCGTGATCCTCTGGCAGACGGGAATCGGCTCCGCATTGAAGGCAATCCTCGGGTGGATCCCGAGGAGGACGAGGACTGACGCGACCCTGGCCGCGTCTGCCCTCTCGGAACAGAAGCCAGAGACCATCAGGGAGTGGATCGCCGCCAAGAGGGCAAGCGACCCGCTCTGGGATCGGGCATTCAAGGATGCCCAGAAGGAGATGAAGTGATGCTCAACGACATTCTGATCGCAGCGTTCGTGTTCGTCGCCGGTGCCGCCATCGGCTACTGGCTCTGCAAGAGCAAGAAGCTGTCCTTCTGAGAAGGACAGATAGTGGAACTTTAGGTTCCACATCGACCGCCCCCGGGGAAACCCGAGGTCGGTGATTCAACGCTTCCGGNTGGTTCGGCAGGACCATCCGGATGAGGTCCGGGGACAGACGACCCGCATCCGCTGAGGCCCCCTGCGGGGGACACCCTCGCGTCGATGCCGTTCGCCTGACGGGCTGACCCGTACTGCCAACGCATATCTCACACAAGGAGTCACCACAATGGCTGGTGAATTCAACTTCTCGGGAACCCGCGCCGGTTCCAACAACGGGGCTAGCGACAAGCGCGAGCTCTTCCTCAAGGTGTTCAGCGGCGAGATCCTCTCGAACTACGAGACCAAGCTCGTNCTCGCTCCCCTCGTCCGCAACCGCACCATCNCNGTCGGCAAGTCGGCGACCTTCCCGATCTACGGCAAGGCGTCCGCCAAGTGGCACACCCCGGGCGAGAACATCCTCGAGGCCGCCTCGGGCTACCTCAACGACTTCAAGTTCGGTGAGCGCGTGATCGCCATCGACAACATGCTGACGGCCAGCACCCTCATCCACGACGTCGATGAGCTGATGAACCATTGGGATGTCCGTGGTCCCATCGCCCAGGAACTCGCGTGGTCGCTTGCCCGTGCTATGGACGGCTTCGCCATGCGTACCATGATCGCGGCCTCCCGCGCCTCGAGCCCGATCTCGAACACCTCCGGCAACGGCACCGCGCTTGCCGGCGAGACCATCACCACCGGCACCGCCGGCTCGGTCACGGGTGCTCAGATCGTTGATTCGCTCTTCTCCGCTCAGGAGAAGTTCGACAACAAGGACGTTCCNGAGTCNGGTCGCTTCTGCATCGTCCGCCCGGAGCAGTACAACCTCCTCCTGGCTGCTGCCGCCAGCTCCTCCTACGCCTTCCGGTTCTCGAGCGACTTCGGCTCGGGTGCCGGCGACGTGTCCAAGGGCACGGCTGCTCCCGTCGAGATCGCCGGGTTCAAGGTGCTCAAGAGCAACCTGTTCCCCCGTGACACGGGTGCGGAGAACACCAACGCCCTGTGGGCTGCCGGCGGCGGTGCTCAGGCGAACATCGCCAACGACGTCTTCGGTGCAGACGGCGTCGGCTACGGNCCGGACGGCACGGTCGGCATCGACTANTGGGGCGTCTGCGGTCACNCGGATGCCATCGGCTGCGTCAAGAAGCTCGACGTCGCCACGGAGATGGAGCGCAAGATCGAGTACCAGGGCACCCTGGTCGTGTCGAAGCTCATGGCTGGCTTCGGCATCCTCCGTCCGGAGTGCGCCATCGGTCTCAAGTGGGGCGCGTGATAGCGGCCTGATTCACTAACACCTACCGCCTGCCCGGGGAAACCCGGGTAGGTGGATTCCTCCTTTCCTCCCGGCCCCCGGTGGACACCTACTTCCACCGGGGGCTTTCCTAGGAACACCCATGAACGAAACGACCAGGCTCGAGGCCGTCAACACCATGCTCTCCTGCATCGGCGAGAGCCCCGTCTCGTCGCTCTCCGGAACGGCGACCGCGGACGTCGCCATCGCGCAGAACATCCTCAACGAGGTCTGCCGCGACCTGATGAGCCGCCAATGGTCGTGGAACTCCAAGAAGAAGCAGACGCTCTCCCCGGACGCCTCGGGGAAGATCGCCGTTCCCGCCTCCTGGGTCCGGGTCGATCACCCGACCAAGGACTACGCCAAGAAGGGCGCGTACCTCTACAACCTCGAGGACGAGACGGACGTGTTCTCCGACTCGGTCTCCGACCTCGAGGCGGTCGTCCTGCTCGAGTGGGACGACATGCCCGAGCCTGCCCGTCGCTACAGCATGATCCGCGCCGGTCGCACGATGGCGGCACGGATGGTCAGCAGCGAGAAGGCGGTCGCGTTCACGGAGCGGGACGAGATGCAGTCGTTCATGGTCCTGCGCGAGTTCGAGGCGGAGCAGGCTGACTACAACATCTTCAGCAACCCGGACATCGCCTACAGCAACAGGCGGTGGGCATGAGCCTGATCTCGATCCAGGTTCCGAACCTCATCCAGGGGGTGTCTCAGCAGCCCCCTCAGATGCGCCTCCCGTCTCAGCTCGAGGAGCAGACGAACGCCTACCCGTCCATCTCGGACGGTCTCTGCAAGCGTCCCCCCGTCCACCATGTCGCCAAGTTGGCTGACAACGCCGACACGCAGTTCGTCCACTTCATCAACCGGGACAACTCGGAGCGGTACGTCGTCCGCTCCACGGCGTCCGGGATCAAGGTCTTCAGCCTCGCCGGCGTCGAGCTCAACGTCTACGACGCCCTGACCGGGACGACCGCGTTCTCCTTCCCGTCCTACCTGAACGCTCCCGGGAACCTTCGCGCCGTCACGGTCGCCGACTACACGTTCCTGGTGAACACCAACGAGACCCCCGCGATGGCGGCGACCACCTCGGCCGCTGCCGGGAACGAGGCACTCGTCACGGTGATCCAGGCCGGGTACAGCATCGACTACACGGTCGTGATCCGGGTTG